CGGCCTGTTCTAGATTTATACACTTGTGATACTACACCAACATTTTGAAGGTTTGGTGCTTGTGCATCTAATTCATCTAATTTAGATGGTAATGGTTTAAATCCTAAACTGTTGCTTGGTCTCCAACTTACATTTGGCTGACCTTCAGTAGAGTAATTAAGATGTAGTGAATCTGGTGGAACTGGGTTCACACCGAATTGCTGTGGTTTTTCACCTTTTAATCCTAAAATACTGTTTTTTAATTTGTCTAATAATCCCATGGTTTATTGTTTAATATAAATATTTAATTGTTATGCTAGTTTATATGAGCCCTGTACTAGATTAGAACCAACTTGTTTACCATCCATATTAATTGCTACAGGACGATTCATTAACCCATCAATAGCCGCTTTAACTTCGTTAATTGCTGCTATCATTGGTGTTAAATCAATTGATGGACCTTGTATAGGTTGTTGTTTGCCACCTCCTAAATCAGTACCTGGTGTTATTAATGGTTGATTGATTAGTTGGTTTTGTGTGTTTGGTTGGCTTTGTGTGTTTGATTGGATACCTCCTAAATTAGTACCAGCAACTACAGTATCATTATTGTTTAATGCTATGGTACCTTCTGGTGATAATATAGCTCGTTTTCCATAGCCTGGAGATACAACGTCATCACCTTTCATAAGAGCCTTGGCACCCATTATAGCTCCACCTAACAAAGCTAATGATAATAATGATTTTATAGGGTTCATAAATGTCATTATACCAATAGTAGTAAATAATATGCCTTTTAATACAGCACCAAATGCATTACCTGCAGGTATAATTGAATTAATCAATGAACTAATCAATCTAAATGGTTCTGCAATTAAGTTTACTATTTTTAAAGCAACAGATAAAACATCTAGTAAAGCTCCTAAAGGGCCTGCTACTAAATTACCAACTATATCTTGTAATTTTAGTATTGCCGCACCAAATTTTTCTTGAATGTTTTGTCTTTCAAGAGCTGCTTTAGCTTCTTCTTCAGTTACTTGAGCTAATGATTTACCACTAGCTATTGCTTCTTCTCTTTTTCTTAATGTTTCAGATAATTGATCTGAGGTCATACCAACAGACTCAGCTAATGCTTTCTGTTGTAATACGTTCATTTTAGAAAAATCAGCAGCTGTACCTACATTTTTAGCTAATTCTTCAGCTAATGTAACTTGATCACCTGCTAATGCTGCTGCTCTAGCTCTTTCTAAATTTAACTGTTGACCAGTTAATAATTCTGCTTTTAATTCACTTTCAATTGATGATTCGAAATTTAAAAGCGATTCACCTGATTTAGCTACCTGATCTAAGGTCATACCAAATGCTTTAGCAGTAACAATAGCTTTGGCTATACGTTCTGGATTGTATCCTAAATTTGCTGCTAATTGACCTGATACTTTAGTAGCTTCAGCTAATGCTGCTCTAAAGTTAATACCAACTCTAAGTTGATTTCTAGTTGCTGCTAATCCTTTAACAAACGATTTATAAGTTTCTTCTGATGTTTTACCATTTAAAACTCCAAATCTTTGTATTTGAGCAGCTTCATCTGCTTGTAAACCAACTTGTTTAGTTAATTTAACTTGTGTTTCAAGTTGATCAGCAGTATATTCAGAAACAAAACCTGTTGATTGAGCTAATTGACCAAAAGCTTCTGTTGCACTAGTTGCTGTAACATTCATGTTATATGAGTTACGAGCTACTTCTGCTATATTTTCTCTTAATAATTCTGCTTTACCTGCTCCAAATCCTATTTGTTTTCCTAATTCAACTACTTGTTTATTTGCTTCAACAGCTTTAGTTAAGTAGAAAAGAGGATCTTGAAATCCTTTGGCAATTGACTTTCCCATTTCTTTGGAAAGTATTATCAAAGAAGTAAATTTATTTTTTAATCCATTAAAACCTTGATTTATACCAGCTATAGCTTCAGATTTTATTTTATAAGCTTTAGCTTCTTCATCATTTATTTGTTTAAGAATTTGCTTACGCTTATTTTCATCTTTAGTTACTTCTAACTTTGCTTGTAATTGTTGTTTTTTACGATCTATTTCTAAAAGTCGTTTTTGAACAACTTCATTTTCTAAAGCAGCTTTAACTAATTTTTTATTATGTTCTTCAACTGCTTCAACTGCATCCGTTATATTTAAGAAACCAGCTAATGGACCTGCAAATTCAGATAATTGTTTAGCTACAACAGTAGCAATACCTCCAACCTTTTGTCTTACATCAAATATTTGTTTTGATATATTTAATTCTTCTTGATATAAACCAATTTCATTTTCTAATGCATTTTTAGATGCATTAAATAATTTTTCTTCTTCCTTTAATTCATTTAGTCTTTGTAATAATGCTTTTCTTCTTCCACCCTCAGCTGTTGCTAATTGATTTTGGATTTGACGCATTTTTTCTTGTTGGCTGTACTCACCTTTTTCATTACCTAGTCTTTTAACAATAAGTTCTAGATCTTGTTTTTTAATATTAAGAGTACTCTGTAACTTTTTAAACTGTTTTTCGTTTAGTTCAGTAATACCTCTTTGAAAATAAGTTAAGTCTTGAGCTACACTAGTTAAATCTTTAAATGTTGATTTACCAATTTTTAATAGATTATTTTGCTTAGTTAATTCTGCTGTACTTTCTTGAAAGCTTCTATATAAATAATCTGATTGAAATGTAATGTCTTCTAGATATTTTTCTAGACGCGCAATTTCTTTATTTAAGTTACCTGATTGTTTAGCGGCTTCAGCAAGATTTCTAGCTTCAGCTTCAGTTAACTCATCTACCTTTTGATAAAGGATAGTTAACTTTTCCACTTGCTTAACTTGCTCAGCTGCTGCTTGAGCGTCGGCCTGTGGGTCTCTAAAAAAACGTGGAGTAAAATCTAATCGCATGGATATAAATATTAAAAGCGCCTATTTCTTAGGCGCCTTTGTTGTGTATGTCGGTTGTTTAGGAGCTATATTAGGACGGGACACATCACCTTTACCTTTATTACTTAACATGTTTTGTTGCTTTTCAGCTTCCTCTTTTTGCTTTTCATAGTGTTCACGTAAAGTTTCAAATGTGAAACGTCGCAACCAAATAGGCATATTATAAACGGTATTCCAGTCATATCCACCATTTCCATTAAATATTATTTCGTGGATTTGTTTAAATAAGTATAATCTATAATCCTGAGTCAGGCCAAAAAAAGTTAATTCCAATTGTAAATTCTATACCCTCCCCTGTATAGTTTTCAGGTTTATATTTCATATTAACATCTGGGGAGATTGAGGAGTAATATTGTCTTAATGCTCTTGCATCTTTTGCAATTAATAAATTATCAACAAACTCACGAATATTTTTTTGTTCACGGCTTCCGTTAACAGAAGTTATTATATGTTTTAAACGAGTAGTAACATCAGTAGTTGAATTAGGGTTAATTTTTTGCATACCCTTAATTTCAGCTTCTATTTTTTGCTCGTCACCGTGTGTTAATAATTTAAACGTTATTTCATTACCTGTTTGAGGTAACGTATAATTAAATTCATTTATTTTGTTATTAAATAAAGAATAATCAACATCTTTATTTTCTAATTTAGTTAAATCAATAATAAATTCTTCACCACCAAAAGTAACATTATAATCTTTACCATAACCTAAAATACGAGCAGCAATTAATATTGCGTTTTTATCGCCAATTAATAATTCATTATAATCAATTGGTGTAACAATTAGTGATTGTAACAATTTATCAATAACAACACCTTGACGGATATAGTTAGCATTAGTAAGAATATCTTCTTCCTTAGCTGTCATGTATTTCATTTCAATTTCACCTTTAGCTAGTGGTGATGTTTCAGGATACAGTAAACCTTTAGAAGGCAACGTAACGGTTTCGGTTGGAATTTTTAATTCGCTCATAAACTTATATTATTTGTGTATATATAAATATACGAAAAAAAAAGACGTTTGCCAAAGCAAACGCCTTTAAGAAAAGAAATATAAGAGAGGAATTAGAAGTTAAGTACGCAATAATCCATAGCTACGGTTACTGCTAAGTTGATTGCAGCATCGTTAGCCCAATCATATTCGCCAAAGGTAGCTGTTTTTACGTAAGCTCCTTTAACGATCCATTCACCCACTACATCACCTACTGGACCTAAGATGTCTAATGTTAAATCTTTCTTGTAGAAGTCAGAATAACCATCGCGGCCAGTTACTGATTCGTGAGCCAAACGAGCCCATTCCATTACAGCTTGAGCACCACTTGGTGTTACAGGATCATATAAATTCAAAGTCATGTCATTCCATCTAACCTTACCTTTAACTTTACGGTATACGTTGATGTGATCTAAAATAATTTCTCCAGCTTCGAATCCAGGTGCAGTTGCTGATTTAATCAAGTACGCAGGAATACCGTCGATGTACATGATAAAACGATTCTGAACTTTAGGTTCAAACGCGGTGAACATTATTTCGTTAGCGTCTAATACAGGCATTTTATATAGTGTTTAAATTGCTGTTAATAAATATTAGGAACCACATCCCCTTATGCAGGGAATGTAGCGCCTGTTGGTAATACGTTAAAGTTCAAGATAATAAATTCAGCAGTCTTAGTTGGTTGGATATAGATCTGACCTACTAATTGGTTTCTGTCGATTACATCAGGAGTATTGTTTGAATCATCCATTACTACTTTGTAAGCAAATAAACCTTGTCTTTGTACTACTGATTCTAAGTAAGGGTTAACTTGAGCTAAGAATCTATTGCGAGTTACGTTTGTATTTTGTTCGAATACTAAGTTATTAGCTACTTGACCAATAAATCCTTTCAATGCGATCAGTAAACGACGAACGTTTACGCGATCTAAAGCTGTAGCTTTACGTTGTAATGTCTTTTGACCAAATACTACAACACCTTCTCCAGGGAATGTAGCTAATGGGTTAACATTTGCATTATATAAGTTATCACGGTCGTTTTGAGATAATTTTCTTTCAGCTCTTAATACAGATGGAACACCACCTCTATTCAAACCTGCTGGTGCGAACCATTCAGCACCAACTTGATCGTTGAATGCTAAAACACCACCCATTACAGTTGATGCTGGAGCCCATACAGCTTTTCCTAATGCTGAAGAGAATAATTGAATCCAAGGCCAATAAGTAGCACCATAGTTGCTAGATTGACCAGCAGCAGCAGTTGCAGCAGCAGTTACTGTTTGACCATACAATACAGTATCTACAATTGCAATAGCATCACCACGATTCTCACAAGTAGAAATCATAGTTGATACTGCACTGTTACCTAAAGTAACACCTGGAGCTAACAATACGTTGAATTGGTATTCGTCTTTGTTATTTAATAAGGTAAATGCAGCAACATAATCAGCTGGAGCAAATCCTTGAATATTTGAGTTTGTAATTGCTTCGTTCATGTTTTGAGTAGCAGCTGTTGCAGCAACACCACCAGCAAATGAACCACCATAAGAACCACTTCCTACAGTTGGTAAAGAACCACTGTATTGAGCTGCCTTAAAGTTACCGTTATTATCAATAGAATCAACTTGTGGAGTTGTTACTGATTTAACACGGATATATTGAGAAGCATTAGCATAAGAACCAGTAAAAGTAATAATTGGAGTACCATCACTATCTAAAGCGTATACTGGTTTGAAATCACCAATTACTCTTGAAATATAGTTAGGTTGAGCTGGGTCTAATGATAAATTAGGCCATGTTTCTAAATAGTTAGGTTGAGCGGTATTATCATTACCAGCACGAACTGCTAAACCAAATGTACCACTACCAGTATTTACGTTTACAATTTCCCATCTTACGTTAATTGCACTACCACTTGCTAATGAACCACTAACTAAGCTAGATGTATTATTCATTACATCACCCCAAGCTAAGGTTTCAATTACAAATGAAGATGTTAAAGCTACGTTAGCTGATGGAATTGTTGCACTAGCATAAGTACTCATGTTAGTACTACCACTAGAGATAATTCTAGTAACTAATAATGTTTGACCACCATTGTTAAAGAAATCTTTAGCGGCTAATGATGTTAAATATTCGTAGTAGTAGCTACCACTCTTAAATGATTCTCCGAATTTTGACACGAATTCAGTATAAGAGGTAACATAGGTAGGAACGAATGGTTGACCTAACACTGTAGGACCAACGATTGCTGTTGCTGTACCTTGAATACCTTGTTGTACTAACGATTGGTCAGATTCATTTTGGAATACACCAGGAGATAAAATCTTTTCTGCCATTTTATGTTAATTGTTTTTGAAATTTAATAGGATTGACCTAATAATAAATATCCAAAAACCATTATAAACCGCAGAACTATTGTTGAACAGGTGTGATTTCTCCGGTTTCAGCATTGATAGAGCCTTGACCGTATTTTACTTGAAGAGCAGCGATTAGTTCCGATTCTTTTTTCTCAATTGTTGCAAGATCGCTAACTAAACCTTTTTTATTTTCCAATATTTTGTCTAATTGGTCTTCAATTGCGATTCTTTGTGCTTCAGCAACGCCAATTTCAAATATTGTTTGATTGTACTTAGACTGTAAGTCTTTAATAAATTGTAAATCTTCAGGAGTTAATTGTGCCATAACTATATTATTTTTCCCATTTAGCTAATGGGCAAGCTTTAGGACCTTCTACAGGTGAAAACACTTTTTTATTTAAAGGACATCCACATTCCATACAGTAATAGATGTCTAGCATGTTGTTGAAACCTTTTTTTTCACAACCATCGCAAACACTAGATCTGTATTCTGCAATTTGTTTTTGTTCAGGAGTGGGATTAGCCGCAGCTACCCACGCCTGAAATATTTCTGATATTTTATTCATCAACTTTTATCAATTTGAAGAACACGGGGTAGTTATCTGCTGACTCTACTGACTCTAATTCTTCAAGTTTAAAACCTTTATGTTCTAATTCGCGAGTTTCTTCCAACAATGTATTAAATTCGTTTTGGAACTCAACAAACTTAGGGTTGATTTCACGAGAAATAACTTTTCCTTCTTCATCAGTTTGTTCATTGATGTACAATGGAATACTGATGTTTCCGCTTTCGTCAGCTTCACCGTGCTTTTGAATAAGTTCGTTTTTAACTTTTTCAACAGCTTCTTTTTCAGCTGATACTTTTTTAGATAAGTCAGTTAACCAGTATTTAGTGGTTAATTTAACTTTCTCATTCAGTAACCCATTAGCTAATTTTTCACCAGTTTGTTGGTTTGTTACCCCGTTTAGTTCGGCGTCAAGCTGATAAAACTCAGATAATTTTAGTGTAATTTTTTCCATATATTATTTGCTCTTTTTTGCTGGTTGTTTAGCGGATGGTTTTTTCTTAGGAGCAGCTTTCTTTACTTTTTCTACTACTTCCTTAACTTCTTCTTTAACGTCAGCAACTACTTCCTTGATTTCTTCTACTTTAACTTCTAAAGCGTCAGGAATGTTGTTGTTGTTAGCGTCTTTTACTTTGCCAGTTTTCATAGCTACGAAAAGTGCTGTAGCAACGATAACAACGATGATGATAAGTGTTAACATAATTAATATTTTATTTGTTTGATATAAATATATACAAGAGATGGGAGACAACCAAATTTATTTTAAGAAAATAATGTTTCATCTACCTCCATTTCGCCTTTATTTATTTTTACTAATTTAGCAGCGAATGATTCTAACACATCTGGTGGTGGTACGCCTCGTTTCATTACTGGTGGTAATTCTTTTTTAAAATACCAATAAGTTGACGGTGTGTTCATTGGTGGAAACGGTATAAAATGTTTCCTTACATCAATTCCATAAATAGGTATTCCTAAATTTTCAATAGGTTGTACTGCTGTAAAAAGAAATTGAAGACACATATCACATTCTTCTTCATAAAATAAAAAACAATGAACTGTATCATCATTATTTATAAATTCAGATAGAATTTGTTCTGCTTCGGTGTAACTAATTTTTAACATATGTTTTTATTTTTATTTATAAACACAAATTGTTAATGTACTTTGAATTCCAGCTCCATTATAAGAAGTATTAGAAAAATTAGAAGGAGCCCAATCTTCAGGACCTGGTACTGTATTATTATTAGTTCTCCATCCTGTTACATCTGTACTTCCCCACCATCCACAAAACAATTGGCTAGCATTACAAGCATCACCTGATTCATTTGGGGGTAAATGTGTACCTAGGCTAGTATTATACACTAGTCTTTGATCGGAAGCACCACCTTCACCATTTATATTAATCAT